AATAAGTTGACATCCTCCACCCCCTAAAGAGAGCGGATTCCCAACATCGCTGTTGAGACCTTTCTGCTTCACTGAGGATTGCCTATGTCGCCTTACAGCAACACGGGACTTACATTCTCTCCACAGACTGACACCGCAAGCCCTGCGGCCAAGATGTTACGTGCTGCGTTTATGTCTCGATCATGGACAACATCGATAATATTCCAGCAAGATGCTATTTATGGAACTAATTCGCCATTCTGTAGAAATCCGTGCCATGTGGGAGTGAGAATTGATCCTGCTCCTGCGGCGCAGGTATCTCCATTCTTATCGACAGTTAAATTTGGAACATCTCCATGCCTTACCCAGCACTTATGCGGCTCGTTTGGGCGTGTACAGTTACTAGCCTGCCCATCAATATTCCAATCATGGCCAGTAGGAACTCGGCACATAAGAGACTTACCATCCGGGCCGCACCAGTCTGGACTTCCATGAAACCAAGTTACATCCCACATCGCTCCATCGGGAGCATCGCGCAAAGTCATCTCTTCTCCAGTGTCTGCGCGACGATAAATATGTGATCCGAATAATTGCGACTGATCCTCCGGCTGGAATTCGTATCCACAGGAGCAATGTGTCGGCCATAGCGGATTCCCTTTGAAATCGGCGGCTGTCTGACCGCTGTCTACCCAGCAAGTTCCATCCTCATTCATAACCTCACGCGACTCATCGAGAAAGTTCATCGCGTCGTGATAGGACATCGGGCCGGGACAGGTTGAACCGGACGAATACCTACGAAGATATCGTTTCTCTTTGTCGGTTGGTTCAAGCCAAAAGCATTTGATTCCCATATTCACTAACTCACTTTTATTTTGAGTCTAACCTTACACTTCGGGCCAATATACACACCATCGTACACGGACGCAACATAAATCGTATCAATCACGCACGCAGCGCCGCGTCAATCGCTCCCTGAGATATCCGCAGCGTCGAAGTCACCGGCCCGGCAAACGCCATGATGAACGCGTCCGCGCAATTTTTTACCAGCACTCCGTTTGCATAGTAAGCGTTATGTCGATCGAGTGTTAGGTTGTATACGGTTGCGATTATGCGCGATTGCAGAGCATTTCCTGGAGCAGAATGCGTGAATATTCCCTCTTCTCGGTTTTGGATGTCTAAACATGGTTCCACAGTTCCTGCACTCCGACTCGCAAGCGATTTTTGCTTTTGAGCTTTGGATAGCGGTTCCGCATGTGCGAGAGCAGGTCTTCGATCCTCTTGGATTTCGAGAAAGAAATGATTTTCCGCACACGATGCACACATACTCCGTATATGGCAGACCGGCTGCGACACTTCTCCCGTGTTGGCTATGCCATTCGCGTCCTTTTTCGCTGGCGTGCCAAGCCTTTGCGGCCTCTTTCGCCAACTCAAGAGATTTAGAATTTTGAACGCGATATTCTTCCGACTTGAATCGCTCCCGCATGTGCATACGGGCGTGCTCAGAAAATGGGATGCACTCAAGGTTTTCAATCTCGTTATTGCGCCAATTGCCGTCGATGTGATGGATTGTATGGCCGTCAGGAATCTTGCCGTAATGGTCAGACCATACCCGCCGGTGTAAAAGTCGCTCATCGCCAGCGTACTTCCCGCCGTGCCTGCCTGAGCAATAGTATCGACCCGTGTTGAGAACTGCGAACACTTCGCCGCGATAAACAACTCGTTCATTATCTGCCACGTGTGCCTCCATTTATGATACGACTCTAGTATATCACATGATGAAAGCATCCGCAGTTCGCACCATCCGCGATTCCAAGTGAAAATCTTATGTGTCGGTGTCCCTGTTAGTCCGAAAGCCGAAATTACCTCCGCTTGATTTACGTGACGAACTATGATCCTAGCTGCACCCATTGGCGTAATCACTTCATCGCCTACAGATAGATTTTCGATTGGGACTGGCCCGCGTGGAGTTTCAACAACGGTTCCCGCAACGAAGCAATTTGGTGATGGCACAGCCCCACCTACCCGCGTTGACTTCGCCATATCCTCTTTGCTCTCAACCTTTACGCGCCCGTTGCGGTCAAAGTCTCGCTTTGGGGTTGATAGCTCAGTCTTTAGCTTCTCCAGGTGCGGCATGTCGCTGGAGATGCTGATCATGTCCTCTTCAGCGAACTTCTCGCCGCGGTTGATGGCGTTGTATGTGTTGCGGAACCTATCGCCTATCTCCCACCATTTCTGCGACTTGAGGTTGCTGAAGTAGTCTTTGTTCTTGATGCGGTCCTGGCGGTCGCTCACGTAATAGTCTTCAGGGCGCTCCACCGCGCCGCCCGCGTTGAACTTGGCATACGTCAACCGCAGATGCTTGTCCCGCACCTGGTTAAGCTCGTCGAACTTGGCACCCGCCGATGCTCCGACCCCAATGCAATCATAGCGAATGCCAGCCGTGCGCTCCAGCGCCGCGTGGTAGGTTCTCATGCAGGACTTCAGCAGTTCATCCTCGCGGGCCCGCCATTCGTCCGACCACAGTGCCACCGAGCCATGAGCGTAGATGTTTGCGCAGGCGTCCTCACCATCGTCTGCCACGTCAAACCCAATTGTTTTCTTACCCTTGGCCTCAAACCCGAGCTTGAGATGCGCGTCAATGGCTGCCTCAATCCAGCTACGCTTGATGACGGTTCCCTCGGTGTCCTCGCGCGGTTCGCCTAGGTAGATATGCCTGTAATCTTCCTCTGACTCTGCTCTCGTGCGCTCGATCACCTGAAGCATCGTATTGCTGAGGAATGGGTTCTCGTCGTAGTTGATCTTGCGGGTCAGATATCCAGCGGGCGGATTCACAACAAACCGCTGATAAGCAAAGTCCGTGGCAAACTTCGGATTGAATATGATCCAAATCTGCGAGCCCTCTTTGCGGATCGTCGGCTCGATGATCTCCAGCTGATCTTTCGTTAGAAACTGAGCCTCTTCAATCCAGCACACGTCCACATCCTCAAGTCCTTTTATCTCCTGAAGATTGCGGGCCAACCCGTAGAAGACAAAGGTGCTTCCCGTCTTGTAGTGCTCAATCGATCGGTCGGTTATGCGGAACTCGGAAGACAGTCCAAAGCGCTCAATCTGTATCTTGAGCAGCGTGTACACTGACTCTTCGATTTTGTTCTGGAATTGCCGGCAGCAGAGGAAGCGACACCGCACGGTTGACGCCAGCACGATAGCGAATCCCGCTGCATCCCAGGACTTGCTACTGCTTCTGCCACCGAATAACACACGGCCCCGCGCTGGCGTCTCCCAAAAAGCCCGAAGGCATGGATTCAGTGTTGGCGTGTACTCTGCCGTGTACATTACTTCTCCGGCTTGGGAATGGACGCGTAGAAGTCGCTAAGCGTGCGCACGGTAACAGGGTTATCGGGATCGCCGCCCAATGTAACCGATTGCGCCGCCTTGCCCTCAATTCTGTCTGCTAACTCACTCGCTGCGTTCACCTTACCCTTGATCGCTTCCTTGAGCATCGCCAGCGCAATCAACTCCGCGCCAGTCCTGCCTTGAGGATCGCCGGGGAACGGCTTGTCCAGCAACGCGCGGTAAGCCTCGGTGATGAGCTTCGTCTTTGGCCTGCCTCCGGGGTTGCCTGATTCTCCCGGCTTCCACGGGATCAGCCCCCGCATTCTGTTTTCTACAGTGTTTTGAGCGTCCTCGGGTTGTATTTCTTTGTCCATTACGCTACCAGCTCAGCTTTCTTTCCCGTGGCGTTCTCCCAGCGGGTTACGATCACCGACATGGTTCCTTGCTTTGGCTGCTCTTTGTCCCACCTGCGATGACACGGAATACATAGCCAGCGAACATCTAGCGGTTTGGTGTAATCATAGTGCGCGGCCTCAATCTTCTTTCCTTCCGATCCGCACTGTTCACATTTCGCAGGACGCACCAAATGACCCTTGATAACGTGATACCGGAGTAGGGACTGGGCGCTTCGAGCTTTAGTCACAGCTACCGTGACGCGCTTTCTTCCTGTGGTTTGCGATTTTATCTTGCACGCCATAGAACAAAATCTCTGGGAGAGTCGATCAAGGGGGCCAAACCTCACTCCACATCTCTCGCAGTCCCTGAAGGTTTGCGGCTTCCTATTACCTCCAACTCGCTTTCGCTCTCCCACGGCTCACCATCCTCGCGCATTGGTATATTACCCGTCGCGTTATAGTATCGTAAGCATATCACGTCGCAGTACTTCGGGTCTAGCTCCATCATGCGACAGCGGCGTCCTGTTCTGGAACAACCGAATCATCGGGAAGTCCGGCCATGTCTACAAGCTCGCCAAAGTCCTTTTTGATCTGCTTCGGGTCGCCCTTATAGAACACCAGTACGTTCTGATGCGTCTTGCCCAGCTTCCTGCTTGTGCTGAACTGCTTGCCAACACGGATAGGCAATGACCCGACGGCGGTGACCAGAATGGCCTCGTTGTACAAGATGGCCCCGGCGGATTCAAAGGCTGCAATCGTTTCGCCGACGAAGTTGCGATAAAAGCCTTTCTTGTCCCGGACATCGCCGACGACGAAAGCAGCGAATCTATTGGGTTTCAGCTTGGCGACGGCCTTGGCGATGATTTCCCTGTATGCCATGCAGAAATCGGTGTAGTCCATCGTGGACAGGTCTTGTGGGTCATCGCTGTATCGTTCAAGGTCGGCATACGGCGGGCAGGAAAAGATGAAGTCCACGGCGTCAAGGTCATGCGTCAGCACATCAAGCTGGCGCGAATCGCCAATGATCCATACAGGCTGTGGGTCTTTGGCGATTGCCGTCGCCTGTACGCGGTTGGCTGCTATCTGCTCCGGGCGTAGGTCAATTCCGATGTACTGCCGTCCAAGATGCGATGCGACGATGCCGCGCACGCTTCCCCCGGCGAATGGGTCGAGGACCAAACCGCCGGGGACACAGAACCAGCGATAGGCAAGCTCGCATAGAACGGGGTCGAAGATGCTTGTTCCGCTTCCATCGGCAAGAATCTTGCCGCTCGTTTCGTCTATCTCGCCCTCGGCATGGCCAGCACCGTAGGTCAAGCCAGCGGGATGATCCTTTGCCCTATCTAACGGCATCTTGCCCCCCCCCCGGAATTGCGTTCGGCTTTCTTGCCATTATTGCCCCCCCCCCGACGATATGTTCGCCGCGCATCAAGTCCTGCCCGAATGTCCGCGCGTACTGCTTTTCTCTTGCCATCCTACGCCTCATTCGATACTGTTCTCACATGCCGATGCCGCAATCAAAGATTAGCATCCTTCGCGCGTACATGGCCTCCGGTGAGTGGGTTGAGGCCCTTCGCGTTGCCGCTAAGTTCGGCGTGCTCGGCGATGAGAAGGAAGCGATCACGCGGGCATGGGCGGCGCACACGCGGCCAGAGTTCTATCGCCAGATAGGGCGTAATCCTGAGGTTGAGTTCGCCGCCGGTATCGAAGCACTCAAGCGCCGGTACGCGTAACTAGCGCCCTTCCTCTCCCATCGCCACGTTGCTTTTGACTGTAGTCGCACGCCGGTCGGGCGCTGCCTCCCGGCGCTGCCTCCCGGCGCTGCCTGTCGAACCGTTTGGATTGTCCGGCCGTTCCGTTGTAATTCAGCGTCCCATCCGAGTTCTGTGTCACTGTTGGGCAATGGGGGGGGGTAGACGATGCTCCGCCGCGCCCAACCTCGCTCTGTATGCCCAGCGACAACCACGCCCGCTTGCGATCCTGCCAGTATCCTTGCCGCGCATCCAGAACAGAAAACGGCGGCACGCCGAAGCGTTCGGCAAGCGTAGCGTTTCCGGCGGCCTTGTTCGATGCGGCGTTTCCGCTGGCGATAAGACTTTCCAGTTCATCGGGCGACCAGAACTTGCTTAGGTCAATCTCTTCAGCCATCGCAGCAAGAACATCAGCATCCCAATCCAGAGACACTTGGCCCGCTCGGTTGTCCGCAATCGCCAGCTCCATCGCGCGGGGCTCGTCAAGGTCAAGATCCATGCGCTGCACGGCTACCAGCTTGGTTCCATCCGTCTGCACTACGATCACGTCTTCCATGCCGATAGAACCGAAGTTCTCAGCCGTCTTGTTCCCTGCGATGATCCGCATGTTCTTATCGAGCAGGATAGATCGCCCAGCGCCATAGGAGCGCAGCGATTCCTCGATCATGTGCTGGCCGCGTTCGGTGCCTTTGTTGGCGTTTCTGTTGTCTGGTATCAGATCAGAGAGCTTAGCCATAAGATGTGCTTATTCTACACTTTCTTCTTGCGGCGTGTATCCCCACCACGTAGAGAATCGGTCAATGCTACACACTTGTGCGTGCGCGTCGCTACCTTGCCAATCTCTGCTCCGCAATCCTTGCATATGAATAGCTTGCGGGGTCTGCCTACGGGGTTTACTGTGCGCTGGGGTTGGCTCATTGAGTGGGCTCACAAGAGTTATCTTTCTGCCATTTATCTATCTGTTCCTGAGGGGCGTATCCATCGCCTTCACAGCAATCGCAGATAACAAAATCTCCATCGTCTCCGTAAGGAAATTCGCCGTCTCCCATGCAAATAGGACACTTCACTGTGGGTATTCTCATCTCTTCACCGCCTTGCACATTTTACAGTTGCAAGTTATTGCATGTGGAGCTCTTCGACGCCCCGTATTTGTCTTGGAAGACGGCCATGAGGAATGCGGGGGAATCATCTTTATCGGCTTTTCTTGGACTCGCAGGCATGCGTTCTGCATATTGCCAAGCTCATTACCCCACGCCCTCATGCCATCAGCTCCGCGAGAAGATCATCAGCGCTCATGGTGTTGTCGGAGGAGGTTAGCGACATTACCTCGTCTTCGATTTGTTTTCTGGTTATCACTTTTTGTCCTTTCCTTACGATGGGCTTTTGTTTTGTTGTGCTTAGACCTACCTCTGGCGTTGGTGGTAGGAAAACTCTAACCGTGATGCCGCGGAGACGACGCATTGACTTGCGCCGGAGCCTGCGATCGGCAAGGCATTTAGTGTGGCTCTCCCATCCCCGCTTGACACCTGAAACGCTACAGAGGCTCACGCTTGGGAGGGGTGATTGTTCTGCGACTCTGACTCTACTTTGCGCCGACGCT